CGGGTGGTTCGCACACCATCACCATTTTGAAATCCAACTTTTTAATACTCAAAAAATGATATCATTAATCATAAAATTAGCACAATCCCAAGAATGGTACGGGGTATCCGATGCGGTGGAAATCGCAAAGGGCAAAAACCAATATGCACAAACTTGGAAGCAAGTATTTACACAATATAAAAGAACATACAAACCATGGCGGATGAAATAAATTTTAAGATAAACGCGGACACCAAAAAGGCCGAAAAGAACATTGATGGCCTGGAAAAAAGTTTAGGTGGTTTGGGTGGGCTTTTTGCCCGTGCGGGTAAAGGTGCAAAATCATTTGGACAAACATTGTCCGCAATGGGGAATGCCGTTAAAACGGGATTGGGATTTGGTATCTTGTTGGGGGTATTGGATACCTTCAAATCGGTATTGAGTGAAAACCAAGCCGTGGTGGATTTGCTTAACCAAGCCATGGTTGTAATGCAAGGTGTGGTGAATGGGGTTGTTGAGGTATTGAAACCATTGTTTGGATGGTTTGCTAAGGCATTCAAAGAACCAAAAGTATGGTGGGATGATTTGGTTGCATCGTTTGAACGCGGTGCAAAGTTCATCAAAGAAAACATGATTGATGGGGTGTTCAATAAGTTCACACAATGGGCGAACACGGCCAAACTTGCCATCCTTGAATTGCGTAAAAACTGGAATGAATTTACGGGGGATACCGAAGAAGCCAAAAAGATTGGGGATGAAATAGATAAACTGCAAAAACAAAATGTCAAGTTAGCACAGGAAAACGCCAAGAAGATGGAAAACATCAAAGGCGTTGTGAATGATGTTGTGGAGTTCACAAAACAATCGTTCAATACAATCGCCAAGGCAACCAAAAAGGCATTTGATAACAAAGATGTATTGGCCAATGCGGAAGCCAACATTCAAAGATTGCAAACCTTGTATCAAGGTATTGTTGAAAAGTACGATTTGATGGCCGAGAAACAACGGCAATTGCGTGATGATGAAAACACAACCATTGCGGATCGTTTGGCAGCGAATAAAGAATTGCAAAGGGTATTGGCCGAAGGTGAGGAAAAAGAAAAAGAAAACATCAAAGCCCGAATGGGTATTATCCAAATGCAACAAAATTTGTTGGGTGCAAATAAAGACCGAGCAAATGAATTGTTGGCATTGCAACAAGAATTAACGGGAGTAACGGCAAAGTATGCGGGGTTGATGTCGGAAACCCTTACCAACGAAGTATCATTGGGCAAGGAAGCATTGGACATTCAAAAGTCAATCAACGAATCAAAGTTATCCCAAATTGAAATCACCAACGAAGCGTTATTGGCTGAAAAGGAAGCGGCGATTGAACGGGCTGATTTGTTGACCAATGAGTTCGATAAATTCAAAGCGGTTAAGGAAGCGGAACAAGCATTGAGGGATGAAGAAATCCGACAATTGAACGAATTGAACGAAAAACGCCAAGCCGATTTTGACACCCAGTTATCACAATTGACAAAAGGCACCGCAGCGTATCAAGATGTGTTAAACCAAAAGTTGGAAGCACAAGCGCAGTTTGATGCGGATATGAAAGTCAAAACAACCGAACAAGCGACATTTGAAGCGAAGTCGGCAAAGGAATTGACCGCATTAAAAATCAGTCAACAAGAAGCATTGGCAAGTGCAGTTACGGGGGCATTAACATCCATAGCAACCGCAGTTGGTGAGGAAACCGCAGCGGGTAAATCATTGGCCATTGCATCGGCAATCATTGACACCTACATGGGGGCAACCAAGGCATTGGCATTGGGTGCGGGAACACCCGTTGGTTATATCAACGCAGCGGCGATTATCGCAGCGGGATTTGCCAATGTTCGGAAGATGGCATCAACACCAATCCCAGGTAGTTCGGATTCAGCACCACAACCAAGCATGGGGCCAAGTGTTTCAATTGTGGGTGGTTCGGCGGATCCATCGGCACAACTTGCAAAGAGTTTGGCATCGCAACAACAAAAACCAATCAAGGCGTACACAGTTGCAACGGACATGAGTACCCAACAAGCCCTTGACCGCCGTATCCAACAAAATGCAACATTCCCAGGGTAACAAGTTTTATTAGTAATATGAAAACATCGTTTGAAAAATTCATGGCATCAAGTGCCGTTCAAGAAATTTCCAATGTTGAATTGGCAAGTGTAAAAGTGGATTTGGCTTTATTGGATGATGTCAAAGCACGAATTGACGAAGCAAGAAAAAGAATATCAGATTTGAAAACTGCGGAAAAATTGGTTTTGGATTTAATTGCCAATGCCAGTAAGTTTCAAAGCAAATTAGAATCTGAATACGGATTTGCAAATTCATTAAGCACAGTTATTGAAAACGCATTGTCAAGGGCTGAAAAGTCAGCAAAAGAATTGGGCGTTGATCCAAATGGTATTGCAGAAATTAAGCAATTGAAAACACTTGCACAACAATTGGACAAAGCGATTATTGATGCCGATTCAACTTTGGCAAAATACAACGGGTAATGAGAATTGTTGAACTCATATTGGATGAACAACAAATGGCAAGTGGCATTGATGCGATAAGCATTGTAGAAGCCCCCGCCATTGAATCCAATTTTGTGGCATTGAAATCCCATGAAGTAAAGTTTGCCAAGGTTGACACCGAAAAGCGAATTTTGATGGGGCCGATATTGATTCCAGATAAACCCATTTACCGCAAACAAATGGTGGATGGTGAAATGGATGAATTCTACATTTACTTTTCCAAACAAACAGTTGCCAAGGCATCACAAATGTTCTTGATGAAGGGCAACCAGAACAACGCAACCATTGAACACCAATTGGCAGTTAAGGGCGTTTGCATGGTTGAATCCTGGTTAAAAGAGGACATGGAAAAGGACAAATCTGCAATCTATGGTATGAACGATCCCATCGGAACATGGATGGGTTGTTTGAAAGTTACCAATGATGATGTGTGGAACGATGTCAAGGATGGCAAATTCAAAGGGTTCAGTATTGAAGGTTACTTTGCCGACAAAATGAAAATGAGCAAAACCCCAAGCGTATTGGAAGAAGTAAAGGAATTGCTGAATGAGTACAAAAAATCTAACACTAACAAATAATAAAGTTTTATGAGTATGAACGCAGAAACAATTTTGGATCGCATTATGGTAAAACTCGGCATGGCCGAAGAACCAAAGGCGGTTGAATTGGCACAAGTAAAAACCGAAGATGGCCAAGCCATTTTTGAAGCCGATACCTTCGCAGTTGGTGAAGCGGTTTTTATTGTAACCGAGGATGGTAAAATCGCCGCACCCGCTGGTGAATTCGCATTGGAAGATGGTAACATCATCGAAGTTGATGAAAACGGAACAATCGTTGAAATCGCCAAGAAAGAAGCCGAGGTAACCGAGGAAGAAATCACCGAAGAAGTGGTTGCCGAGGATATGCCAATGAAGGATGAAATCAAGGAAGAAATGATGAAGCCAAAACGCACCGTGAAAAGCAAAACCGAAATGGAAGAATCTTATTTCAGTAAGCAAATCAGCGAATTGGAAGCCAAATTTGAAGCCCGTTTGAGTGCATTGGAAGCCGAAAAGGTTGCATTGTCTGCACAGAACGAGGAACTATTGGAAAAATTGGCCACCGAACCCGCCCCACACACACCATTCAATCCCGAAGCCAACACCAAAGAATCTAATTTGATTTTCAAATTGGGTGCAAAGCGTGAAGAAACTTTGAAGGATCGTGTATTTAATCAACTATTCAACTAACCACAAAAAATGAAAAATAATCTTATCAAAACCCATTTGAGTGGCCCAACAGTATCGCCAAACACCTACGCGGGTTTATTTGGTAACAAATACATTGCGGCTGCTCTGTTGTCAGGCGAAACCTTGGCAAAAGAACTTATCACATTGCACCCCAATGTGGCTTTCAAAGAAGTTATCCGTAACTACCAAGATTCAATCAGCATCGCCGATGCAACTTGTGATTTCACCGATTCAAGTTCAGTAACATTGGGCGAATATGTGTTGACCACAATTGAAAAGCAAGTGAACTTGCAGTTGTGTAAAAACCAATTGCGTACCACATGGGAATCAGCACAAGCGGGTTTCAGTGCATTTGAGAAACTTCCCGCAACTTTTGAAGAATTCATGTTGGCTCAAACCGCTGCCGAAGTAGCACAAGCAAACG